CATCGTTACAGCTTCTCTATTGTTTATTTTTCCTTCTTCTAAAAGCATAGCGGCATTATTTATACGATCTTCAACAGTAATACCCCCGTTTACTTTTCGTTCTCTTTCTTGTCTTTCAGCTTCTAAAACAGCTTCTACCATTTTTATTAAATCTCTATCTGCTTGAGTTAGTTCTTCAGGAGTTTTACTTCCATCTTGTAAAGCATCTTGTAATTGAAAGTATTCTTTCCTATCTGTGTTGCTTATAGGGGCAAACCCTGGCACTGGACGCTCTTCGTTACGCCTCATTAGGCTACCTTTAGTATTTTTTTCTCTAGGAACCATATCTAAAACTACATCACTTTCTTCAGTAGCTAATGCAAAAGGAACAGCTTTACCTTTGTACATAAAATGAGGTTGACCTTGTTTTATAAATACATACTTAGTTGGATTTTTAGAGGCTTTAGAAAAAGCATCGTCCATTGTTCCTGAAGTAATATTAGTTACACTACTACTTTTGTTTTCTTTTACTTTTTCTTTTTGTGGGGCTGATAATCCTGCAAAATAACCACCAGTAGTTCCGGCTGCTGTAAGACCTAAACCTGCTAATCCGGTTTTTACAACTGCTTCACCTTTTGCTTTTCTTGCTGCTCTAGTAGTTACTGTACCACCCAACTCTTCACTAATTTTTTGTCCAGAAGTAGGTTTAGTAGTCATAGCACGTAAAGTTTGCACTGTTTCGCCAAGTATACTTTCATTCCCACCACCGCCTCCAGAACGATAAGCAAAAACTTTTTCTATATCTTTTACTTGTTTTGGAGTTACATCTTGATCCTTAGCAACCATTCTAAAAATATCTGATTTGTTCATTAAAAAATTATACTTAGTGTTATCTGCTTCTGCTTTTTCTACGGCATTGTGTACAGAATTCATTTTAGACTTAATAGCTTTTGCACTAGAATCTTCAAATAAATTAAAAAGAGGTTTAGCAAGTTTTGTCACAACGCTACCTAAAGCATATGTTTCACGTTCTACAGGATTTAATAAACTCATTCCTTAGACTCCATCATTTGTTCAACATTAACCTTCAACTGCTCTAGGCGTTCCAGCGAACTCACCTTCCCCTGGCTGCGGAACACCTCCAATTCCGATGTTGCCCCCACCAGTACCTGTAGCTCCAAGTTCTTGAGCGCCTGGAGGTACTCCTTCAGCGGCTCCCATACCTCCGGGTTCTTGACCAGTGGGGCCAGCTTCCGCGCCAGTGTTTTGTCCAGCATTTTGCATTCCTATAATTTGTGCCATAATAGCGGCTTCTTCAGGATCATTCAGAAGTTCATCTGGATCTAGATCTAAACTGTAAGCAAGCTCACTAATAAGCTTATTAATTTTAACAAAAGGAGCTACTGCTGGATTCTGTACTGTTTGTAAGAATGTAGTCAGTCGTTGACTCCTCACCTCTTTCTGCATTAAGCTGTTAGTGCCTGTTGCTTTAACTTCAAGATCACCTGTCACATCTAACTTAGACTCTAGAAATTGCATATTCCATTGAAAGTATGCCTCTCCTAAAGGTTTCAAAAGAAAATCATCTAAATTCTTTATAACCGTTTTGTTGTTAAGCGAAGCTGCTCCAAGCAACATTGACATACCTGATGCAGTACGTGTCATGCTTTGTACACCTGTTTGACCATGACTGTAGCTAGGTATGCCTGTTTGTTCATCTGCAAGTTGTCGAAACTTGTCAAACATCATCATATTTTCTTGAGATGTGTTAGGAAACTTCAAGCCATTAATAGCAGTTCCTGGCACACCTGCTTGCCTTCTAAATACTTTACCTGGATAAATTTCCATAGACTGACCACCTACAAGAGCAGTCTCATCTACATCAAATACAAGCGATCCTGACAAAGCAAGATTATCAATAGCCATTCTTGCATGACCATTCATAATCTTTTGAGAGTCATCCATGTTTTCTGCTACACCAATACCAAAAAAACTATAAGGATTCTTTTCGTAACTAAAAGCTTGATAGGGGATTCTAAAAGGTGTAAAAGGATTTACTACGGCTCTTAAAAGTTCTCCATTACAAATCCAAGCATTTATCTGTACTTCATCTAAGTCATCAATATCTTCTGCAAGTTCCATGCCAACTTGCCGACAGTATTCAGCATCCATTACTCCCCAGTATTCTATTACTTCAAACTGACCTGATTCTTCTGAGGTAGGATTATCTCTTAATTCGTTTTCGTATCCCTTTTCAACATAGTTTGGTCCCATCCTAAGACAGTTTCTAATAGACTCCTTATCGAAATAAGGCATCTTTCCTAGACCTCTTAGTTGCGTCCTATTAAGTCTATGTCTATGAATGACGTATTCACATTCTGATATACTTGTGGCATTTGGGTCTGGAAAAAAATCCCAAATGCTGACAAACTCAATACGAGGAACACGTACATCAACAGGAACGTAGTCCCT